GTTTCGCCTCTTCGAAGGCATCCTACTTCTAGAACTATGATAGGCTTTTTTAATTTCTTTGCTTCGTCCCATATTTTTTTGTTTTGCTCCATTCTACCATGCCATAGCACACTCCATATGACCATAACATCGGCAGTCATGTCATGTTCGACTACTTCATGACCTAGCTTTTTAGCACCTTGTTCGAACGCAGCAAACACTGGTTTAGAGTTCTGAGCGCCAAATCTAGGAAAAATTGAAAATTTCATACGAGTGATAAGTAATATATGTATTTAACGAGGCACCGATGTCAAAATATGCGGTAGTAACAACTTTTCACGCCAAAGGCTATGAGCAATATGCTCAAAAATTTATAAAAACATTCACTCAACAGTGGCCTACAACCGTAAATTTATATGTGTATACAGAAGATTGTAAAATTTTCGAATCAGCACCTAATCTTATTATAAGAGACTTACATTCCTCTAGTCAACCTCTGGTAAATTTTAAAAACAAATGGCGTAATGTACCTAAAGCAAACGGTGATGTTAGTCAAGATCCCATAAGAAGCAAAAGAAGAGATTCAGGAAAAGGGTTTAAGTGGGATGCTGTGAGATTTGCTCACAAAGTTTATAGTATTTTTCATTGTGCTGAAAATTGTGACGCAGAAATCTTAATTTGGATGGATGCCGACATGATTTGTCATAGTCCTATGAGCGAAAATATCTTGGATACACTAATACCTAAGTCGATTGATCTAGGATTCTTGGGTAGAGAAGGAAAATTCAGTGAGTGCGGATTGTATTCGATGAATTTAAGTAGTATTCGTATTAAAAAATTCTTAAATCAATTCCAACATTTTTATGACGACGCAGAAAATGGAATATTTCAGCTAGACGAGTGGCATGATAGTTTTGTTTTTGACGCTGTGAGAAAATTACACCCTCTTATTGAATCAGATTGGTCGAAAGGATTAATTAAAGGAGAAGGTCATCCTTTAATTAACAGTCCATGGGGTGCGTTTCTTGATCATCTCAAAGGAAAACGTAAAGAATACGGAAAAAGTTTACAAACAGATATTGTAGTACCTAGAAATGAAGGATATTGGACAACATGAAAGAATCACACGGTTTTTGGTTCCCAGATTACGATGATCATTTTCCCAGAATGCTCAAAAAAAGTCTAGAAAAAGACGGAGTTTTAAGATATCAATGGAGAGCAAGGGAATCTGCTATAAAACATTGCGATCAGCATAGATTATGTTTAGATATTGGAGCAAATGTTGGGCTATGGAGTTGCGAACTTGTAGAAAAGTTTGAAAACGTAGTTGCCTTTGAGCCAGTTCAAGAATTTATTGAATGTTATAGAAAAAATGTAAAAAAATCTAATTATTTTATGTATGAATGTGCTCTAGGAAGGGAAGAATCTTATATTAACATGAATATTGTCGAAGGAAACACAGGGCATAGTCATATTGACACAAACAGTTTTGGAAAAGGCTCTATTCCTTTAAAGACCTTGGATAGTTTTAATTTTAATAATGTAGATTTAATTAAAATCGACGTCGAAGGGTTCGAAGAAGAAATTCTAGCAGGAGCTATGGAAACAATTATCAGAAATAAACCGGTAATAGTGGTTGAACAGCAAACGCACGAATATAAAGATGCTAGAGTAGACTTACCGTCAGTGAAACTCTTACAAAATTTAAATTATGTGGTAATTGATCAACATAAGAAAGATTGGATACTCAAGTACCAAGGTAAGGAATGAATTTTCTATAGATATCCCCAGCAGCACCTTCCTCATCGGTCCAGTGTGCTGCTGATAAATTCCAAATCCATTGATCTCTGTCAAACATTTGCGGATTTTCTATATCTTTAACACTAGCATTAGCTACATCCCATGCCACACAACTTTTATCGTCGATAAAAATTGGAATTCCTTCGCATACCGCAGCTACAGCACTAGAACTATTAAAAAACACTGCTGCCCATGATTTATGTAGACTTTGAACCAGTGGAACAGCCTGACTGTCTATTACAGATATCCCATTATGTGGATTTACAAACTTACTAAAGTCTTGAGGCTTGCCTGGATGGGGTCTAATCACAATACTTCTACTAGTATATTGTCTTAACTCAATTAACTTATTTCCTAGCCACTGCATGGGATCAAGATTTTTCATACTGAACCCTCCATCCCTCTGCATACAAACAAGAATATGATTACCTTTAGCACGCCAGGGTTTAAGATTAAGATTTAAAGAAGAACTGATCTTGTTCCATTTATCTGCGTCCGAATTACGATTAGCGTATTCGGCTTGATCATAAAATGGGCCGCCGATACTGTATCTTAAAAATCTATTATCAGTATCAATGTATTTCCAACAATTAGCATCTATACACATAGTATGATTGCCGCGGCGGGACTGTTGTTCTACAATTTGTTGGCGTAGCAACACATTAGGTGTGTTTTTATCTTGAGTAACCCATCCTAATATCACTGCTAATCTACTAGGTGTGTATCTATATTGAGTTTCTACATGAACAGTATGGCCTACACGTCTGACTCCTTCGGCAAACGCATTAAGACAACTCATCTTTTTAGGATGTTTACTGATATTAAGTACACTACTCAAATAAACCACTACATCGTACACGTTATCATGTTTCACTGACTATTCTCCAAGCAACACCTGTGCGCATTTCTGATTCAGTAAATTGAGAATAAGCCAAATGACATGCCCACTGGTGTACTTCGTCTAATGTAGGAATATACGGTCTTTCGATTTTACTTAAATCTGATAAACACAGACTCTGAGCAGCATTTGGACCTAAGGTAAAAGCCGGCTTTCCTAAAAGTAAAGATTCTGTAGCAGCAATACTATTAAACGTAACCATACAGTGAATATCTTTACTTAATGCTGACTGCATGGTATCATTGTGTACTCTTTCGGACCTTGGTTTTTTAAGTCTAATTACGATTTCTCTATCGCTATATTTTTTAATTGTTGCTATAGTTTCTTCCATCCACTTATCGAGATCTAAATTATAATATACCATAACTTTGGCACTAGGAGGACAAATTAAAATTTTAGACCCACCTCTAAATTTAGTTAGACTAACACCAGTGGCTTCGAATCTATCTGCTGGTCTTTTTAATACTGGTCCTATATTCTGCATGGCGTTTTTTGTAATTCTGTGAAAATTTTTCTTTCTACCATTGCCAAAATAGCCAGTATCTATATAATAAAAATCTCTTTCTTGCTCTCGACAAGCAGCCATCTGTTTTCGTTTAGTAATACCTCTCAATACTACCGGAGCTTTTAAGTTTTCTATCTTGTCCCAGGTGCTTATTTGTCCGCCAGCGCCTAGTATAAAATTTTGTAAAATAGGGTCGTAGTCCATGCCTTTTCTTTCATATCTGTATTCTGAATCTGTAGAAAAAATATTATTAACTTCAATAGAGTCAATTTTTTCTATTAAAACATCTTTTGTAACTTTATAATAGTCTCCTGTCGAATCCACTCTGTATTTTAATATACTATCAAATACATCTTTTAATTCTTTAGGAACAATTTCATAAGGACTAGGTGGAGGAGGAGGATTTTTAATTGACTCTAAATACTTATATTTTTCCTCTGTCCAAACAGCCCCGTATTCGCAGTTTATATAATTAGGAAACCACGGGCCGCCTTCGGTATAATGAATAGCTTTAGGTTTACCGTTGTCTGGTTCCTTATACCATCCTACTAGCCAATTCCATTCTGGACTTAGTGCGCCAATTTCCTCGTCTTTTAACCACTGAAATCTATGAAGAAATGCTCCTGTGGCTCTGTTGACTAAATCAGGTGTAAGTGCTGCGTTTGAAGGATGCCCGCAATTAAATAGTATCAAACTACTCCAATTTTTTCTTGGATATACATGCTGTGTTTTTCCATCCATCTTAGTTGTGTTTTTTGGCTGATAGTCGTGTTGTACTACCATCACAGCATAGTCTTGATTTAAAGTAAGATTAAAAAGTTTTTCTACATCTTCTACAAATACAAAATCACAATCTACAAATAATGCCCAGCCAGTATAATTTGTCAACTGCGGTACTAAAAATCTTGTAAAAGTAAATTCAGTAGAACTAAGTGGATCGGCGTCTCGAGTATAAACTCCTGCTTCTTTTAATTCTTCTTGTTTGAGAGGAAAAACTTCGGCATTTTCATTTCTTGATAAAATAGAATGCTTACATACTTGATAAGCAATATCTTCTCTACTATCCCAACCTACGTATATTTTCATTTCCGTTCTATGTCCTCTTCTTTACAGTCGACACCATATTGAATTTCTACTATCTTTAGTGGAGTATTTGCTGGATTACACAATTGATGCCAATCAGTTTTTTTAATATGTAAACTTTGATGCTTATGAAATATTCCTACTAATTCCTGATCCGAACTTCTATTAATAGTATATACTTCAGCTGTTCCTTCTGCTATAAACCAATGTTCAGCACGATGCTCATGTTTTTGCATACTTAAACATTGACCTGGATTAACGGTTAGTTCTTTAACTTTAACTTCTTTACCGTTTTCGTGTAGCACTCTATAATAGCCCCATGGACGCTCTGTTTTGGGCGACTTCCATTCTTCTAGTATCCAACTACTAGAGTTCTTTTTATCTTCACCACCGACACCAAACACAAACTCTAGATTACTATCTACAATATCCATTTCTGGAATATTCGATGCTGTGCGATCGCCGCCATTGGCAAAAATAATAGGATCTTGTGGATAGCTTTGTCTAACCATCCATATTGCGTGTTTGGCAGTGTTATCCTTGTCGTCAAAGTCTATAACAAAGTCTACACCTTTGATGTTTCTTATAATAGCAGTACGTTCTAGCAAAGGCATAAAATTACGCCCTTTTTTACGAGTTAACCAATCATCAGAATTAACCCCTACAACTAGCAGGTCTCCTAATTTTTTAGCCGCTTGAATATAAGAAATGTGGCCCGAATGTATAGGATCGAACCCACCTGTAATCAGCACAATTTTTTTCATGCTGATATTTATATTGGTTTATAGTGTAGCGTCTTCCATTCCGGCTACACGTAACTTAATAATATTTGATAGTTGCCACTGTTTGATATCCAGGGCTTTGGTTATTCCTAACCACTTGTTTCTAAGTAAGGCAAATTCATTGATAATTTTTTCAAAATCAACCACATCTGATTCGCCTTCTACATACTTTTCGCAGTCTCTACTACTAAGAGCACGTTGATAGTTTTCTAGATATTTACGAAAATGTTGACTTTTTAATCGGCGCAATTCAATGTTTAGGTATTCGAGAATAGCTTCAATTTCTTGAAGTTGACAATATCTTTGTTCCACGATGCCAGGCATATTGGCAGCTGCCTTTTCAATATTTCCCGCTATGCGACTATCATTTTTTGCTACCTGTAATTCGGCTTCAAAATATGCTACAGCATCTGGAATATAAGATATATCTTTACTTACTTTAGAATACCACATTTTTAATTTTCATCGTCATAGTCCCAATTGTCTTCTTCATACTCGTCGTCATCGGGCTCTTCATCCATATAATAAGAAATTGCTTCATCTAATGCGTCGTCAAACCCACTAGCAGACTGTATTATCTTATCACTTACTCCATGGTCTGCTAATAAATCAATATATCTTTCAGCTGCTAAATCTACGGTCTTTTTATCTAAATATTCTTTAAACAGCATCCAGATATCGGCAATTTGATTTTCATTCATTTTCTACCAGCTCCTCAGTTTCAGATGGTTTATAGTTAACGAATTCAGACATTACTTTATCTAAACATCCTTCTTCGTTACGTTCCCATTCTTTTCGATAATATTTAATAATTTCTCCATCATTTGTGGTGAATGACAGTCTATTTCCGTCTTTCTTTAATAACCCTTTTGCTTCAGACAAATCTACTAGACCACTATAAGGATTCATACCTGTTTCATAGGGAATTTTAACCTGTACACTTTCAAAAGGCTTGGCATAACGTGTTTTCATTACTTTACAAGCAGCACGGATACCACGAACTTCGCTGATTTTATTGCCGTCTTCGTCTTCTTTTAGTTTTAGTTTTTTCATGGCAACCACGATAGAACTTGCGTAAATGAATCCTTGACCTCCTGAGATTTTATCGTCAGGATCGAACATGTCTTGGCTAGCGTATGTGTGATTAGTAGCCACCAGGCCGACATTAGCACTACCAAACATATTAACACAGTTGCGCACCAGAGCCGTAAGTGCTTTTGGCTTTCTACCCATATCACCTTTTAAGTCTCCTGCTTCAAATTGATTAACATCTGTAGGAGTAAGTAACATTCCTAAGCTATCGATAACAAATAAAACTTTGGGACGATCTTCCATTGCTTTATATTCTTTCATAAATTCGTTGATTGTTTTAGCAACAT